CTACCTTTACAACTATTAGATATTTTTTCTATAGTTTCTTTGCTAAAGCAATTCTTCATACCTTTATTCCACGGTATTATTCCTTTTTTTGCATTACTCATCTTTCTTCTGGACTCTTCAGAAAATTTAAATCCTCTTGTTGTAAACCTTTTTGATAAATGATTTCCTTTACCATTTATAGACTCATTTAACCCATTATCAAACGCACTATATTGTTTTATATAATATTCTTCTCTGTTCTGTATATATTCATATGAATTATTTTCTTCTATGATATCTATATCAAATGTATTATTTTTAAACCTATTTGAATATTTATGAGAATTCATTCTATTTTTAAATCTTTTTCTATTAGTTGTCCCGATGTATATTTGTCCATCATTTCTTGTAAGTTTATAAACTATATAAATCATAATATCACCTCTATATGTATTTATATAATCCAGTAAACTTTACTTCATAAATTTTTATAAAGTTCTTCTATTTTCATAATTTTTTCTTTTTTATCTATAACGTCATATACCTTTATAATAGTATTACCATTAACACATCTAAATTCTTGATTAAACTGTACCATTCCCAAGTTTGCTATTTGTTCCTTTGCCCATGCCTCATCTCTGCCTGGAACTTGTTGCCATGTTATTTTAGTTACCACAAATGAATTCATTTCAGCCTCAGCTTGTGAATATATTCTATGAAATATATTGAAAAGTCCATTTGGCGTACTGATCATGATAATCTTTGATTCAGATGAAGCTGAAATTGTTGGATAATTAGCAGCCCAGAACTCCTCGGCAATATTATTTGGAACAAATGCGAATTCATCAGTTGCTAAGAGATTCAATGACTCACCACGAAATGCATCAGGTGATGTTGCTGAAATTAATATTCTCGTATGATTATCAAACGTTATAAATGTTTTACTATACTCATTGACACCGGGTTTTAAAAAAATCGGCAAGCATTCATACATTCTTTTCAATCTTCCTAGAATCATTTTAGCTGATGATTCTTTATTTGATACAATACCAACTGTCTTATCTTCGTGAAATATAGAATACCATAATACATATGCTGCAACGGAAGTCGTCTTACCACTCTGACGGCTTGCAAGCACTACATTATAACGATTCACAGCAAATTTCTTTAACAAATCTCTTTGATAATCATACGGATCAAATAGCATCTCGCCTTTATCTGGATTTACTATCTTCACATACTTTAAAAAATAATCTATATCTATAGAACATTTGTACAACTCTGATATTTGATCCGGTGTATATTCCAGTTCAGTATTTGGTCGTTTAACAAATTTCTCATCATATCTTATTGCTATTTCAACCACACTCCTTGCAATTTAACCATTGCAATTTTTACCATTCTAAATGTTTCTTCAACATATCACCATATTTTTCATTTACTAAATAATATGATTTACATTTAAATGATACTTCTACTATATTTATATATGCTGCCTTTAAATTTTTATCTGTATAACCATGAAGAAGATTACGAAGATCTTCCATCATTCCTTCTCTCTCTTCTTCTCCCCAATTTTCATAACTTATAAGATATTTTTCATCAAAATACATGAATATATCTCTTATCTTTGGATTATATACATACTTATAATTGCCTATGGGAAAAAATAAATGAGGCTCGCCATAAATATACTCTAACTGATTTCTATCGCTTGAAGCAAATACACCCTCACTTCTGGGTTTCCAACCAAATTTCTTTTTAAGTAATTGATCCATGTATTCATGTATCTCATCTGGTGTGTTACTTGGAAATCTATTTTTTCTTGGCTTGATTGGCTTTGAAATAGTATTCCAATGTTTTTCTATAGCTCTAAAGAACCAATGATGTAGATTACTCTTCTTCATTTCTTTTATAAAAGGAGCACATTCTTTCTTTAAAGTATCAGCTATATCAGGTACTTCACTTTCTCCAGGATCATACATCTCTGTTATATATTTTTGAAACTTCATAATATTCCTCACCTCTATTTATAAAAATATTGGCATAAAAAAGGAGCAACTTATAAAAATTGCCCCTTCTTTTAATCTATAATTATATGTACTAACTCTTCCATGCTTTAATTTTATTATCCTTCTTACCTATAGCATAAAAAATCTTTTGGTTTCCATCATTTGTTTCTAACATTATATCTCTGCCCCATAAAAAATACATATGTTTCATTGTTTCTTCACAATACTTCGGCTCTAATGTAGCACCAGAAAACATATGCTCCATTTTCATTGTTCCAGTATCATTATAGTTTCCATTCACAATATTAATTTTTGGAATACCACTATGTATGAAACTAGTAGATATCAACTCTGCTATCTCTTTCGCCTTATGCTTCGTTATAATAAAATCTTCCGATACATTATTATCTTTTATAGCATATATATACAAATCCAAATCATTCACTAAATCTGGTGTTAGAAACTCTTTCATAAAAAACCAATCATTACATGTTCTAACTACTTCAAATACCTTTTCTCTTCCTTTCATTGCCTTTGTATCCCAGTTCTCTTTGGCTTTCACGCTTGTTTCATTATTGTATTCTAAACCAAATCTTCCTTTATCCCATCTATCTTCAATACTCTTCCATATTTCTGAACCCAATAAATATGGATTCAAAGACAAAGGTGTTTTAGCTTTTACAAGAGAATTTGAAAAGTTATATTGTGCATGATCCGATTTATCAAGGTATCCTTCTTGAAATAATCTCCACATAATTTTTTCGTGGAAGAATGTTGCAAATCCTTCATTTGAGTACTTAGATCTTATTTGAGGATATAAATAAATACCAACTTGCCTTATAATTTCACAAATATCTTTTTGCCATATATCCAATTTCTGAGAGTTGTCAATGATGTATCTCAAAAAATCTTCCGTAGGTTTAACTGGAGTTTTTGCCTTCAATTTCATCCAAAGATTTCTATTGAATAAATCCGTATTTTCTTCTATTCCTTGCTTTGTATTAGATGGAATTATGTCTTCAAATTCTGATGTTTTAGTTGATGTATATCTTTTCTTTAACTGTTCAAATACTCTTTCTCTTTTTTCACTTTCCAACTCTGTATCAAATGGAGAAGAGTGAAACATAATTGAATGTGCCGCATCAATGGTTTTTTCAACAATATCAATACCATACATTCTTTCATATTTGTTGAACCTTTTTGATGCTTCAGATAATACAGTAATAATTTGTTTATCAGTTGGTGTAAAATGTCTGTTCATGGTAAAATATGCAACGTGACCAACAACATGAGCCATTACTAATGCTTGTATAGCAAAAGTATTTTCTTTCATCAAATATGCTCTTGAAGGATCTGTATTCACAACCATTTCATATGGAAGGCCATGATCAGTTTTTTCATGCATGGTGCGAATCTTTTCATAATCCCTTCCATATTTCCAGTTGCTTATGTTACCAGGCAATATATATGCCATAAGTTCTATCATCTTTTGATCTGGTACTATATCAAAATCAATAGGGCAAAATTCCAGACCTTCATCTTCTGCAATTTGATAAATTTTATCTTCAACCTTTACTAATCTAGCCATTTCTGATCTATTCATTTGTCTAAACCTTTCTCTTCTCTTTCAATTGCTTCTTTAAGTAAATTCACAACAGCATACTGAATCAATAATTTGTGCTCTTCTTCACTCATTTCCAATTCAACATCTGCTGAACCATCTTCTCTTTCAACAATTTCTAATACCTTCATTTTATCTACACTCCTTTCATTTCTTGTTAATTTTAAGTTCTCTATATTATCCCAACATATTTTCATTATTTATTATCTTTTGAAAATAACATATGTTTAAGGCAAGGCCAGATGTGTTCTCTGCTCTTTATTACAGAACATAAGAATCTCAAACTTTCGTTCTTAAAAAAATCTGTTCCTTTGATTCTTGTAGGATTAAATGACCATTTCTTTCTTATTGCATTCAAAAGAGACCCATCATAACCATATTCTCCATTCAAAAGAATCTCAATATAGCTCAACATGTTTACTTTTTTGTTCAACATATTCTCAATTTGTACTACTGTCTTTGACGTATCCCAATCTTCACCATCACCGCAATATACGCAATATACGTTCCATTCATCCATAGGATATTCTGTATCAATCATATAGTTTGCCAACTCAAATGCAGTATAGCAACTTGTTCCCCCGCTTTCGCCTTTGTTGAAAAAATCATCCTCATTTACCACTTGTGCCTCTGTTGTATGTTGAATAAATCTTATTTGAACATGCTCATATGATTTTTTCAAGAACTCTGTCATCCAAAATAACAAACTTCGGCAAAGATATTTTTTCTCTCTACTCATTGAGCCCGAAACATCCATCATTGCTATTACAACAGCATTTGAATGATATTCTATATCCTGCTCAATCTTCTTATATCTCAAATCATCATCTGTTATCATCAAATCAGAGTTCTCATTTGGATCTACTTTGCCTTCTTTTACCAATACTAAAGCATCGTTCAAATCTCCAAATGACATATTTAATGCTCTGTATGCCGTCTTTTCATCACAACCAGTTTCATCCATTATAGCAGCGACTAGAACAATGTTTCTCTTTATTGTTTCTATCATTGTTCTTTTCTTATGCAATCGTGGTGGTATTCCTTTTTTAGATATAGCTTTGAACTTCCAGCCTTTAGGAATAAGTTGCCTTGCTTTTGTTTTCTCTTCTATCCAAGGCAAACCTAAATCTTCAAACATGATCTTTAACAGATAATCAATCTCAACTTCTGTTTCCATGTAATCAATGCCTTTTTCCTGCCCGGCACCTTTTTGGGGATCACCCTGTTTAGCTCTTTTAGCAATTATATCACCTGGTTTGCCTTCACCCTGACCAGCACCTGCTCCATTTTTACTACCATGAATAAAGCGATAATCTTTCATACCTCTAACTGGTATCTTTACAATCTTTTTACCTTTTCTTGTTATGATAGATTCTTCACCTATCACATCGCGAGCATTTTTACGGATAGCATCATCTATCTTCTCACGATGCCTCTGTGCATCTTTTTTCCCTTTGTCTGATATGCCCCAATCCGAATGATATATAATACCCATATTTTATCCTTTCACTCTAAACACTTGGTAAATGAAAAATTACCTTTTCTGTATCACCATCTAATACTGATATATCTTCCTGCCCAAACATGATAATCCAATATAATGTAGCACCTGATATCATAAATGCAATAAATATATTTCTATAAAAAGTTGTTGATGCAAATTTATAAAACATAATTATAAACAAATCAACTATTATATGGTATATATTATCAGCATGTCCCCATATTTTACCTATATTACTTATCCATCTATAATAAAACGGCTGGAAGTCCAACCAGACTTCCAACTGTTCATCTGGTACATCATTGATATCCATATTCTTTATATCATCTTCAAAACAGAAACCTTCCAACTCTTCATCTTCATATTCTTCATCTTCGTGTTTCACTTTAATTCTCCTCTCGGCGAAGCGTTTCACCAATGAAAGATAGTAAAGTATTTGCACATTTTTCACAATAACCACGTTTCAATAATGTGTTTATGGCTCTATTTCTCTTAGCTTTAGATTTTGGATTCGTAGAAGATGAATCTGTTAGTGATAATGATACTACATTTCTCAAATCACTAATAAGTTTTTTCTCAATGCCTTCACGAATAGGATCATAATCCATATATGTAAATGGAATACCTCTGCTCAAAAAATCTGACTTATAAACAAATATTCCATTTCTAAACGTTTCCTTCGCTTCTTGTGGAACGCCTATGAGTTCTTCAATTGATCTCATAATCTTTTCATCTGGATTACTATATTCACCAGTGATTGAATCCTCGATCTGTTCCTTTTTACAAAATGCTTCGGCATTATGCATATATCTTTCAAACAATGCTTCTGCTTGATCATCATATGCGTGTAAGAAAGCCATGTTTACTTCTTTCATAGCAAACTCTCTATACTTTGAAGCAACAGAATCTTTACTTCCTGTCAGTAGTTCCATATAGTTTTTGATTTCTTCTTCAGGAATACCAATATGATGTGCAAAGTTATCTCTCAATGCACGAAGAATATCAATTGCGTTTATACAATTCTTTTGTTCCTTTGCACCTAACGCAATATTCATAGCATTAATAACAAATCTTGGTGAAATGCCAAACATGCCTTCACCATTTTTTCTTCCCTCTTCAATGAGATACTTCAAATCAATATCTGTTTTCTTGAACTCTTCTGAAATCTCACCGTTATAGATGTTCATTTTTTCAATCAATGAAGTTACCTTTGTTGATTTAGTAAGCCTTGATAAAACAGCAAACTGAGCTGCGGCCTTCAATGTTCCCGGTGCTATATGTATGTCTCTGAAATCAGACTCATTGATCATTTTTTGGTAAATCTTCACTTCATCATCTACCCTGAGATTGTAAGGCCACTTTACGATATACATTCTATCATGCAATGCCTCATTCTTTTTATCTGCTCTGAAAGAATCAAACTCAGTCTGGTTGGTATGAGCCGTGATCAACGTGTCAATATACATTTGCGGGAAACCAGGTGATTTGATTAGTTGTTCCTGTGCGGCTGTAATGAGAACATAATGAAATTTGATATCCGCTTTTAACAACTCAATATACTCAATCATTCCACCATTTGCAACTTGTAGCTCACCATCAAACTTATAACCTCTTGGATCTGTTTCACCAAAACGAGCAAGTTTTGCCGTATCCACTCTACCAATAAGTTCCGTAATATCTTGTGAACTTGGATCTGATGGTTGAAATGTTCCAATACATACTCTCTTTTGTTCAGAGATTTTGATCTTCTCTACAGGAACGATATCCCATTGAACGATACCATCTTTTGTATATTTTTCATCAATCATTTGTTGACATTTTGGACAAAGATGGCCCTCAATCTTAATACCCAGCCTCTCTTTCCAAAATTCTCTATCGCCTTCTGGGATAACATGCAGTGGTTCCTCATGAATAGGACATCCTTTTATTGCATATTTGTCCAAATGATAGTTCTCTAATCCCTTTTTGATAAGTTTTACTGATTCACTTTTTCCAGATGAAACCGGGCCTACCAAAAGAAGAATTCTCTTACCTGTTTCTGTTCTCCTTGAAGCGGCTTTCAAAAACCGCATAACATCATGAATAGGTTCATATATGCCAAAGATCTTATCGTTAAAAAAGTTATATCTGACAAGATCATCATATCCCTTTGTCAATAATGATCTATCTACTTCCGATGTTCCACTCTCCATCATCATATTGTAGACACGACTGGGTGCGAACCCAGCTATTTCTTTATTCTCATCTACTTTTTTGAGATAATCAATAACCGTTCCTTCCCATTCCTTGAATGCCATTGTCTCATTTTTTTGTTTCATGATTATTTCACAAAAATCATCCACACCACAACTATTGTTAATCATAATTCCTTCCTTTCCTTTATCAGTCATTTTAACATCCTATTGTTCAAGTTTTTTAATTTCTGGTTGCTTACCAATAATTTTGAGAATGTCCTCTCTGCTTGCCACTATTAAATTCTGATTTGCTGGTTGTTCTTTTTTATTTTTTTTCCATTCTAATTCATCATACTTATATTTTAACATTTCTTTCTTAATTTGTAAATATCTTTTATAATTGTTACTGGTTATTAATTCTTTTGATGATGCTGTAACTGAATTTATTAGACCGGCGGCGACTTCCATCATTCTTGCTGTTATATTTCCACCTAGAAGTTCTCTCTCTAATATATTTAAAATTCTATCAGCTCTTTCTATATTTGACTTTATTACATCTTCTGGATCATCTGCATTTATTGGTCTTAAATTATCAAAATCATCAATACTATTCATATCAAACTGTTCTTCTAGCCCGTTTCTATCTATTTCCATAATTCAACCCTCCGCAACATATTTATATAATAACACAAAAATAAAAAAATGTAAATAAAATCCTGTATATTTGATATAAATAATATAAATAATGTATGGAAGCATAATTTAAAGAAATAGGACAGAAAAATGAAAAAATTATTTTTAATATTATTAGCCATGATGTTCATTACATCGTGTGCTGGTATGAGCAAAAAACCATTAACTAGTATTGAGCTTGAACAACTTTCTCAACAAGGCGCTGATATTGATGTTGACCAAGACAGTAATGACAAATTTGATATTGCTTATGGTGGAACTAACGCTGGTACGGCAGAAGATGCAAGAACAAACTTGGGGCTTACAATAGGAACCGATGTTCTTG